AGAACCCAAGCCGTTCGTATCTTGGACAAATACATCTCTATCCCCGAAGAAGAAAGGAAACCTATGTTTATGGTTCTTGATTCTCTCGGGATGTTGTCTACCGACAAAGAAGTCACGGATATTGCTGACGGTAGCGACAAACGAGATATGACACGTTCTCAGTTAATTCGTGGAGCATTCCGAGTTCTCACCCTGAAATTGGGTAGGGCAAAGGTTGCGATGTTGATAACGAATCATACATATAATATTATTGGAGCATACGTTCCAACCAAAGAGATGGGCGGCGGCGAAGGTTTGAAATATTCAGCTTCTACCATCATATTCCTCAATAAGAAAAAAGAAAAGGATGGTACAGATGTCGTCGGAAACATCATCACCGCAACACTCCAAAAATCAAGACTTACAATCGAGAACAAAAAAACACAAACACTCCTTGATTATCACTCTGGTTTGGATTTGTATTATGGTCTTCTTGATATTGCGGAAAAGTATGATATCATTAAAAAAGTTTCTACACGTTACGAAATGCCGGATGGATCGAAAGTATTTGGAAAGAACATTGCGGAGAATCCTGAAAAATACTTCACGCCGGAAATCTTGAGTAGAATTGACGAAGCTTGTAAGAAGGAATTTTTGTATGGCGGAAATGATGGAGGCGAGTCAGATGTCGAACTGGTTTCAGAGGAAGATTGAAAAACTACAATCCAAGCGAAGAAATAAGATTTTCATAGAAGGTAAATATTTCAATATCTACACTAGAGAATCGGTCGAAATGACCGATATTATGGCGATTGAAATTTTAGAAGGAAAGTACGCCGGAACCAAATATGCGTACAACTCTTTGTCTATAGACGAAGAAGGGATGTGTGAGTTTGATGTAAGGATCATTGATTCTCTTTTACCTGAAAATTATTTGGTATCTCAAAAAGAGTTCGGTAGAATATGTGGTCAGATTCTCGTTGTAATGTTAGAAAAGTTAACTTCCGATATAGGGGAAATTGAAGAATATGATGAGTTTGGAGAAAATTATATTGAAGAACCTCTTCAACGAAGAACAGTACACAAGAAAGATTCTCCCCTATCTGAAGACTGAATATTTTCTTGACCGTCAAGAAAGATTGATCTTCGATGAAGTTAGAGAATATGTGTTAACTTACAATAACCTTCCTACATTCGAAGCGATTGAGGTCACTATAGATGAAAAGGAAGGATTGTATGAAAATGACGTCAAGGAATGTCTTGGTATTATTTCAGAGCTGAAGGTATCCAAAGAAAGTAGCGACTTGATTTGGCTCGTTGAGCAAACGGAAAAGTTTTGCCAAGAAAAGGCAATCCATAATGCTATTCTGAAATCAATCCAGATCCTTGACGGATCCGATAAACAGAAAACGAAGGGTAGCATACCCCAACTTCTAACTGATGCGTTGTCAATTTCGTTTGACCCAAATATTGGTCACGACTACATAGACGATGCCGATAAAAGATATGACTTTTATCATAAAGTTGAAAAGAGAATTCCGTTCGACTTGGACTTTTTCAACAAAATTACTCGCGGCGGGTTGCCGCAAAAAACTTTGAACATTGCGCTTTCCGGAACTGGCGTGGGGAAAACTTTGTTCATGTGTCATATGGCGGCGGCATGCCTCTCTCAAAATTATAATGTACTATACATCACTTTGGAAATGGCAGAAGAACGGATTGCTGAACGTATTGATGCTAACCTTCTGAATGTCAAAGTTGACGAACTTGAATCTCTGACCAAAGAAGCTTATGTGAAAAAGATTGATAAAATGAAACGAAACGTCAAAGGTAAACTCATCATCAAAGAGTATCCTCCTGTTTCGGCAAGCTCTATTCATTTCAAAAATTTGATGAATGAGCTTGCTCTCAAAAAGCATTTTCGACCGGATATCGTTTTCATTGATTATCTAAACTTGTGTTCTTCTTCAAGGCTAAAATTGGGATCTAACGTAAATTCGTATGCCTACATCAAGTCTATCGCAGAGGAACTTCGAGGGATCGCCGTTGAATATAACTTGCCTATCGTCAGCGCAACGCAAACTACGCGATCAGGTTATGGCAACTCAGATCCCGGTCTTGAAGATACCAGTGAATCTTTCGGACTTCCGGCGACTGCCGATTTTATGTTTGCTTTGATTTCTACTGAAGAAATGGAAGAATTGAATCAAATTATGGTTAAGCAGCTTAAAAACAGATACAACGATCCAACATCTAATAAGAGGTTTGTTATTGGCATCGACAGAGCTAAAATGAGATTGTATGACGCTGAACAATCCGCCCAGTCAAGTATTTCGGATTCCGGGCAGAACTTAAATTTTAATAACTCTCAGGATAAATATCAGAAATTCAGTTCAATAAAGGTATGAGATGTCCATCCCAGAAGATTTTATTATAAATTTGAACGAACACGACCAAGAGAAGCAAAAATTATATACCGAAAAGTTGGCGGATTTGATAACAAAAACCCTGAAAATAGAAGCCAATTCTAGACAAGCAAGAGTTCAGCATCCCCAAATACAAGAGCATTACGGACCCGGTAATGTGCCGGGCGGTTCAAAACTTTTAAGCTTGTTCATAAAATATCCTGAACATTCTGAGAGTGTTGTCCAAAATATTTTTAAAAAAATTGACGTTAACGTCAAAGTGCACGATCTTATAGGTAAACCTATCCACAGATTGCTTTCGGGAACGTATCGCTCATATTTTGTGGAAATAACAAAGGGAAATGCCGCCCTACAGATCAGAAACGGGTGGCAATTCTATGTGACTTTTTCCAGCACAGAAAGAGCGTCACTGAATACCAAACAAACCTCTCCTGCTAATTTAGGAATATGTGGAGCCTATACGAACCTTCTTGTTTACGACAGGGCTGTCTTGAATTCTATTGACAGAGTCAATACTTCCGATCTGAACAAATCTTTCATGAAAGAAACTTTTAAATTACTGACTTCAACGAGAATGAGCGAGGTTTCTGCTTCTTTTTCCAAATCTGGTTCAAAGACCTTATTGAAAGAATCTGTAGAATATACGAACGAATTGAAAGACATTTACTCTATGGTCTTGCCCGGAGACGTCAAAATGATCGGCAAAGACTTCGGGGAAGCCATAGCGTTAAGATGGGTTCTTTTACATCCCCCATATTCTTTTTTTTCAAGTTTTGATCTGCCCATAGCAAGTAACACTCCTCTGGTAGATTATTCGGTTTTATTGAAATTTAATAAAGCGCCACACAAAACCATTAGAATAGAGTTTTCTTCGAAATATGAACAAGGGGCTTCTCCTTCATTGTCGGAAATTTTATCAAAGATGAAAACTGAAAGACAAGAAAGTTTGGCGAATAGAGGATTTAAGAACAAATTACTAGAATTGCAGCTATTTACAAGAAAAGGAGTCAATCAGAATATACTAGATGTTTTCAAAATAATGGACAGTTCAGGGTATGATGAACTGAAAAAGATTCTCGGCATAAGAACAGATCTCACCGAAGAAAACGTCAAAACTTCTTTGGTGGGCAAGTTATCCAAAGTCAAAAAGGAATCTAGAATTGACGTTTTTGTGAAAACATTCAACCCGTTCTTTCAGTCTATCGGAGCAGCTCCGATCAACCCAACTCTTTCCAAAAAAACTATGACTTCTGCACTTGGCACCACGAACACTTCGAAATACCATTCTCCTTTAATATACACTCTTGGAGCATACATCGTCAAACGAATGAATGCAGACGAAGATTATTCCCAGATTCTCAATGAAATTGCAAGAGACATTGACGTCATTCAAGTTTATATGCAATTTCACAAAGATAAAGTTAGTTTCTTTATGCAAGAATTTGAAGATTCAGATTTCGTATTTGATTATCGAGCAAATTTAGGGGATTCGAGCAACACCGGAATTAGATTCAAAATGATCAAGAATGGTAACAATACGGAGAATAAAGAATATAAATAATTCTTAATTCACTAGAGCTTTCACATATGAAATCTTTTATCCAGTATATTCGCGAAGAAGCGGGTCAGCAACAATATGGTAAGTTAAAACACCTAGAACATGCTGAAGATCATCCTTTCAAAGAAGGTGTTGCTGGGTTCCATAGAGCTGTGAATACTCTGACCTCCGTTCACGAAGCCCTTAAAGGTAAAGACAACGGTGTGAAAATTACCACCAAATATGACGGCGCGCCGTCAATCGTATTCGGACACCACCCTCAAACTGGACGATTCTTTGTTGCTACAAAATCAGCTTTTAATAAAGATCCGAAGATAAATTATTCTCACGAAGATATTGAACGAAATCATGGTCACGCTCCTGGGCTTGTAGAAAAGTTGAAACATGCTATTGATCATCTCCCGAAAGTTGCTCCCAAAGAAGGCGTCTATCAAGGAGATATGATGTATTCCGGCAACGACGTCAGAGAAGAAAAAGGTAAGTATCACTTTACCCCAAACACCATTACATATTCTACCCCCAAAAATTCAGAGCATGGGAAAAAGATTGCAGAATCTAAAATGGGAGTTGTAGTACATACAAAATATCACGGACCGACTCTCGAGGATATGTCAGCAGGATTTGACGTAGACTCCGAAAAATTCAGAAACCACCCGGACGTGCATGTAATTAACCACGAGATAGATCATAAAGGATTGTCGCATCCCGCAGAAAATCAAAGATTCTTCGAAAGTCATATGGAACACGCGCATGACGCGATGAAGCGCGGCGGAGAAGAAATGTTACATGCTGTAAATTCTCATGACAAACATCTTTCGACTTATATCAACCACACAGTTCGCACAGGCGAAACTCCAAGCGCGGAAGGATTCAAGAAACACGTTGAAACTAGAGAAATGAAAGAGTTGGATAAACTCAAGTCAGAAAAGGGTAAAGCTGCAAGACAAGAAAAAATCAACGCTGCTATGAAACATATTGAAGACAACAAACATCATTTCAATACTGCATTCCAACTCCATAACCACTTGCAAAAAGCCAAAGATCATCTTATTAAGTCACTTAATGCGAACCAAGAGTTTGAACATAGCATAGCGGGCGGAGCTGCGAATCCTGAAGGGTTTGTCGCTACTCATAATGGACATCCAATGAAACTAGTTGATAGAGCAGAATTCAGTAGATCGAATTTTGCTAATCCACCCGAAAATAAATTCAAATAAATATATAAAAATAACCCCAAAGGGCGGGAAACTTATGGAAAGGAAAGCAGTATTGACTTTCGGGAGAATGAATCCTCCGACTATTGGTCATAGCAAAGTGATTCAAAAAGTGAAAGATATTGCGAAAGAACAAGGCGCAGATCATCACATTTTTCTTTCTAGAACTCAAGATAAAAAGAAGAACCCTCTTTCTCATGAAGAAAAATCTGGGTTCATTAAACAGATGCATCCCGGAACCAACATTCCGGACCATGAAGAAGTCAAAACGCCAATACAAGCTCTGATCCATCTACACAAACAGGGATACAAGCACGCAACTTTAGTTGTGGGTTCTGACAGAGTAGATGCGATGAAAGAGTTGGTTCATAAGTACAACGGTCATCCGGACCACTATAATTTCAAATCCCTTCATGTGGTTTCTGCTGGCGAAAGAGATCCTGACGCAGAAGGCGTCGAAGGGGCAAGCGGTTCTAGTCAAAGAGAACATGCAAAAAACAAAGATTTAGAATCGTTTAAAAAGGGCGTGAGTGATAAAAAAATAGCAGAACCAATGTATCGTGCGGTGAGAAAGGGTCTTCAAGTTGAAGGGATGAAAGCTATTTTTGTCGTTGGCGCTCCGGGAAGCGGAAAAGACGTTATCATTAAGACGTGTCTTGAAGAATACAACCTTCTTGAGATAAATTCGGATAAACTCCATAAAGCCATTCTGAATCAAATCAATCTTCAAGAGCTGAGGGGCAACCCTTCTTTGATAGTCAACGGCAATGCCGACGATTATGATCAGATTGCTTTGACCAAAGTTGTTCTCGAAACCATCGGATATGATTCAGCAATGGTGTATGTATACACCACAGATAATGCTTCTAAACTTCGATGCGGTACGAGAAAGAGTAAAAATACAGAATCTATTATGGAAAGTAGAAGGTCTGCGAAATACAATAAAAGTGTTTCAAACATGAAAATATTTTCAGAACTATTTGAAGATTTCCACTTATTCGATAATAGTAGAGACTTCAATATTTGTGAAGAAGTTGAACAGAAAGAAATCGCTTCTTGGTTCGTTGAGCTAAAAGGAAATTTAGAAAGTTTTCTTTTGGAAAAGAAAATTCGGACCCAAGAAAAAGTTCTAGAATACGGCACAGACGAATCTGTGAAAAAATACAAACAGATGACTCCAGGAGAAACACATGTCTCTGAAAAACTTAATTCTCGTGCAAAATTTAAGCAACGCATGGAAGAATTTCAAACTAAAACAAATAAAACCTTCTCCGAAGCAAGAAGAAGTTATAGAAACTCCGAAGGTGGAAATACAAGAACCTCCGGTACAAAAAAAGCCAAGAAAGAAGGCGGCACCAAAGACTCCGAAGGCGAAAGATCCGGAATAAGACAAACTTCGCCATTAAATCAATATTTTAATGCGAATCTTGGTGCCGTTCCTTCCGGCGGAATAGGGTTGACTGCATATAAAACGGAGTCGACGATCAAGGAAGCTGTAGATTGGCACCTAGAAAACAAGGTTTCGTTTACCGAAAACGTTTTTCGTCCAGGTTCTGAACGATTTTTTGAGCTTATGGTGGAAGCCAGAAAGTTGTATGAGAGCGGTAAATATAAACCATCGGACGAATATGAGCAAGATCTCCTCCAGAGCGATATAGGAGAATTTGCAATATACGAAGGCGTTTCGGTCGCTTTAGATTTCCCATACACTGAAGACTTGCTGGTTGAAAAAGAAAATGTGAAAAGCAAGACTGATGGGAAGAGAATAGGGAAACCATTCAGACAAGATAGCGGCGGAGCGGTATACGTTAGAACTAGTAGTGGTGATATCAAAAAGGTCGTTTTCAGTAATTCTGGCATGACTAAGAAGTTCAACGATCCGGCAAGAGTTAAAAGTTTTGTAGCTAGACACAATTGTCTAGGGAACAAAGACAAAACATCTCCAGCATATTGGGCTTGTAGATGGCCAAGATATTTTTCTAATAGCGGGAAAAAATGGTGGTAGATTTACCGTTTTCCCAAACCAATCTGTCAATCAACGTTTTTATTCGTGAATTTGAAAAAAGTGTAAATAGTCAAGAGTTGGTTTGGCATAGAGATAGAAAGACTCGAAGAGTGAGAGTTCTTTCCGGGGAAGGTTGGTTCCTTCAATTAGATAATGAGCTTCCGATAAGGTTGGAAGAAAACAAACAGTATGAGATTGAAGCCAAGACTTATCACAGGTTGTTGAAAACCTGGGATTGCTCAAATTTAATTGTAAAAATAGAGGAACTACAATGAACCGAAATATTGATGAAAAGATAGATATGGATAAAGCCAGTATGGGGGACGTCATAAAAGACTTCAGAGCTTCAGACGCTCCGCAATTCAAAGGCAAGAGTAAAAAGAAGCGCACTCAGATGGCAATCGCCGCTAAATTAGAAGCCCAAAGAGAGGAACGTATTGTGGAACAAGAACTTAAATCTCTGCTAGAATCCAAGAAAAGGATTGAACAGCAAATCAACAGAATTCGTTTTATGGGAGAAAATGTCAACCATAAGACGCATCCACACCTGATAAAAAACTACAATGATATCATTCAACAAATCGACGAGTTGAAGAGATCAACCCTAGCTTCTTATATCAAGAAGTCTTCGACCGATGCTGCTAATAGATCAAGCTCTGAAGAGTTGACGGAGGCTTCGTTTACAGCAGCAGCAAGTATGCACGCTGCTACTAGAAAACAATCTGGTGGCAAGACAGCACAACCCACTCACGGATTCAGAGTAGGCGACCAGGTAACTACTAAAGATGGCAAACAAGGGCAGATAACTTTTGTCCAAGGTGATACTGTTCATGTTAAAGGAACAAATAATTACTACCCAGACCGCATAACCCACCATTCTGTTAAAGATTTAAAAGAAGGTTTGGCGGAAGAAGTCGAACTCGATGAAGGTACATTTGCTCCTACAATGAAGAAAGCAATTGCTGCTCATGAACGTGGTGATCATAAAATGGCTAAGTATCATCTCGATAATGCCAAGACTGCTCGCTACGCAATGAAGTCAACTGATATTGCTAAGCATAAAGAGCTGCTGGACAAGTATGAAAAACTTCGTGATATGCATGAAGAAGTTGAACTTGATGAATTGAACAAATCTACCTTGGGTTCTTATATTAAGAAAGCATCGCATGATGTCGCACATCGTGGAGCATTGACTCGTCAATATGCAAATGATTCTGAAGAAGCAAGAAAGAAAGAAAAGTATAGTGATGCTAGGAAATCCAACGAAAAGGCAGATAAGCAATTTAATAAATCTTGGAAAAGAAGAATGAATATTGCTAAAGCCGTTGACAAGCTGACCAAAGAAGAAGCGGTTTCGGAAGTTCTCAGCCGAGATTCTTATCATAGAAATTTCAAGAGCAGAGAGCTAGAGCATGAGTTGGGAAACGAGATGAGACCAACTAGATCCAAACCAAAAGACGCAGAACATAGGTTTTACCATAATGTTCCATATGCAAAAAAAGAACAAGCAAAAGCCGAAGGTATGAAATTTGATGGTGGTGTTAAAAAGTGGTATCACCAAAACATCGATAGATCTCAAAAATCTGCTTTTGAAAGGCACCGTCCGTGAACTCTGTGAAAAAATATCTAAAGGAAAGGGTCAAGTCTAACTTGACCATTCCTGTTACAGATATAAAAAGTGAAAAGGACATCCCGAGTATTGCAAAAAAGCACAAAGTGCCAGAAAGCGATATTCGGGATCAACTTAAAAAAGGTAAAAAGGTTGAAAGAGAACATACCGGTAACGATAAAGCTGCTACCGATATTGCTCTTGATCATATCGATGAACTTCCAGACTATTATGATGATCTTGTCAAGATGGAAAAGAAGGCCAAGAAAAAATTGAAAGAAGGTTTTGGAAAAGAAGATACCAAAGAAAAGATCAACAAAAATATATTGAAAAAATATGGTCGCAAAACAGCAACCGGTAAAAAAGCTAACGATATAGATACTGAACCTGAGATTGAAATTACACAAACCGGCGGATACTACAGATGAATCAAATGAATCAAGAAATTGAAAGTTTGAATGAGAAGCTTGATGGGCTTTCCGGAATCATATTTCCCAAGGTTTCGGAAGCCCTCAACGAAGTTGCTAAAATCCTAGCGGTTTATGGTATAACGTTCAGCTGTCAGGAAGAATACCCTGAAGAAGAACTTATATTCAAACTGGAAGTAGAAGGCGCTCCGAAACAATATTATCTGTATATCGCCATAAATTCTTTCTTGAACACTGAAATTTATGCTCAGTTGGTCGATGATGAAGAGTTAAATAGTTTACTGGAAATGGAACCAGAAGAATTGACTCATCCAAGAGAATTGCTGGTTCCAGTTCTTTCAAGATTCCTGAGACAAACGAGAAGAACGTCCGACGACTGATGTTTAACGATTTAAATGATGAAAATTTTTTACTTTATGCTATGAAAGCGTATGATTCTCCGAACTGCGTGATGTGTGAGTTCGGAGAAGATTTGAACCGTATACAATACATCAAGCGTCTCATAACCAAGTTCTACAAGACCGGAGAACTGAAAGAAAGGTTGCTCATAAATCACATTATAATCATCTATAATGTTTTTGGAGTAGAAGCCGCAACAAGAATTCTGTTCTTCAAAATAGATGATGAAGAATTAAGAGTTCTGAAACCATTTTTGATATATTTAAATTATCTCCCGAAGGTTGTCAAAGGCATACGCGGGAAAGATATTATAAGTAGCGAAATTCCAATGGATTTAAGGGTAGTAAGATGTCTGAGAAATATGAAGTAGAACACAACTATTGCGGAACACCGCTCTGTTGCGGCCAGTGTGAAAGCGCAATGATGGAAGACGCCGCAGCGAATTCCGTGGGTTCTTCGGGTTATTCTGGCTCCGCAGAAACTTCTGGCCCAACGGCAGGTTACGATCCTGTTGTCAGATTTAGGAAGAAAATGCAGTACAGAATAATGCAAAGGAAAAAGAAAAAAGCCAAAGGTTGAATTTAATTGAATATAGATGATCTTATAGATATTGCTCCATACGCCAAGAACAGTAAATATGACATTGAATCTTTGTGTAAATATATCGATGAAATATTCTCAATACAGAAGAATTATTTTCGAGATCTTTCCACGAATAAAAGAAGGGCTTCGTTCCTTTCTCAGTGCGCATATGAGTCGACTCACTTCTGTAGATTCTCAGAAAATTTGAACTATTCTCAACGCGGACTTCTTCTGGTTTTTCCTAAATATTTCAATACAGAGCGAGCCAAGGAGTACGCCAGAAACCCGCAAAAAATAGCAAATAGAGTTTACGCCAACCGGTTGGGTAACGGCTCTGAATCTAGCGGAGATGGTTGGAAATATAGAGGAAGAGGCATGATACAATTGACAGGTAGATACCACTATAGGTCATGCTCAGAGTTTCTAGGGGAAGATTTGTTATCAAATCCACAATTTCTTGAAACACCAGAAGGTGCGGTAAAATCAGCATATTGGTTCTGGTACAATAACCCTAGTCTAAATATTTATTCCGAACAAGATAATGTGAA